CAATCCTGTACTCTACACCACTCTCAATTTCCACATCCTCATTCTGAAGAGCCTCTAGATTGGAAGCGATAGCATCCGCCTTAGCGTACCCTTCATTGTAATCCGTAGAGCGGATCATGATCTGAATCCCGGGATGGAAGATGTTCTCCCCGGACTCCATCAACCGACCGTCTTTCACAGGAGTGGTTTCCATCACGGCCACGGCGTCGTGAGGAACTCTCTTTCCATCCGGCATCTGTTGAACAAAGACAGGCCAAGTCCCACTATCAGAAGGAGCAGACACCAATCCTTCAGAGATCAGGTATTGAGCCAGTATGTATCCCGGGCTGTGGTTCATCCTGTTCTCCCGAACAACTTGGCCTCATTGGCTATGGTCTGGAGAAGTTCTTTCCTCTTCTCCCTTGCCGGCTTCTCAAGGAACTTTGCTTCCTTCCCGGGCTTGTGTTTCAACCATGTCATCTCATGAACGAACACAGCATACTCTGCGGTGTAGAACACAATGACCTCTGTCGCCCATCCTGAACCAAAAGCCCTTGTCCCTGCTGAGTTCTTCAAGTTGGCCGTATCAATGGGGACGATCTTTTGGGAGTACCGTTGAATCTGGAGTCCGGCCTTGATCATTCCTCGACGGACAAAGACACCAAGGCGAACATCCGCTTTGCGGAGGCTCTCCTTGATCTCCTTCACCCCGAGGACCTTTACCAGATCAGCCACTACAAGTAAACCTCCCTCAAGAACCTCTTTGCTTTTGCGTCTGGAGTCTTCATGAACAAACGGACTTCCCAAGCCCCGTCATTCTCCTTGGGATTATCCTGATCGGTCACGTTAGCCAGAGTCCCAAGGAGCAAGACACTCTTCTCTTCAATGTCTCTGTCCACAATCAACTTCGCCCTAGAGACTTCTTCATCTCCATTGGCATTGATGAACGTTTCTCTGGATGACTCCCAACGGCACTTGATAACCACAGGAGAACCCCATGAAGGTTTTCCAAATGCGTCAACATCTTCCGTCGGCCAGTATACAGCATCCTGCTTCATGTACTTCTTGGCCAACCTATGATTATCGCTAGCCGCTGGCATCTACGGGTTATCCTTTTTCAGCTTCTCCTGAATGACCCTCACATCTGTGAGGATCATCTGTTGGCTTCCCGAAACGTCTCTCACGTCTGTTCGGAGTTCTGTAATACTCTTTTCAATCCGAACCAACGCCTCGGACACGGACTCCTTGAACAATTTAGTATCTGTAGACACTTCAAAGTTGTCCCTCTCCAATTCCAGAACACGCATCTCCAACTGTGGAACTTGAGAACTCAAACGACACACCTCCTGCTTCAGTGTCAGATATCCGGCATAGGCTCCAATCAACACAATCAATGCCGGAATAGACACCTTAACGACAGTAGCCACCCACCCGGGGACCCTGACTTCTTTTGGATCTCCTATCATCTTACTCGGCATACTATGATCCTTTCCTTCTGAAGACGGGTGGGTCTTTGTCTTGTCAGTGGCCGTGGCCATTACTCTGACTTCCTCTTCATCAGGTACGGCCCGGCGATGGCCATGGCTTCATCAAAGAATCCTTGGACATCTTCTGTTGTGAGTGTTCCTGACTCCTTCTTCCTATGGTACTTCTCCTCAAGGATGGACAAGGCCCGGATCACCTCGAACTTCTCGGCAATCTTCGCATCCTCAGCCCTCTCCTTCTCCACCAGACTCTTCAGGTCCTCTTTCTCTTTGTCACGCAGAGCAATACAGTTGTTGATGTATTCGTTGAGTGGTCGTTTCATTTCCTTGTAGGACCCGTCATTTTGCTCAACCATAATCACAACAAAGGGGCGGACCTTTCCGTCTTCCCCTTCAATCATCTTCAAATTGTCCCTAGTAGCCGATAGGTTGAGTTCTGTGTTCGCAGAGATCTTCTTCTCACCACGAACTTTCATCCCGGTATAGCCAGCCTCCCGGCGAACATTCCAATCACTCTCTACTTCATTGAAGAGGGAGGTCTTGAACTTGTTGGCGTTGATGACTCCCTGTGGACGCTTGGAACCACAGGCACACAGGAAGATGACCACAAGGAACATCCCAAGGGCCATCTTGAGGATAGATCCCACAGACTTCATCACAGCACTGACAATCAGCTTGGTATCCCCATCAGCCTCTTGGATATCCTTGTTCAGATTGTCAAAGACAACTTGAGTCTTCTCCTTGTCCAATTCCCGAATTGGACGCTTCTGGTGTTGGATGTTTCCTTCACCACTCAGATCAGTCTTCTTCAGCATCGGATCGTTTGGATCACCCATCTCAGAATCTCCTTATTCATCCGTGTCCGTGTTGTAGTCAGTCCCTAACCATGTGACTCCGACCGTTCTGCTCTTTCCCTTGCTCAACTGCTGGAGCTTCCCGGCCGTGTCCAACACCATGGCCATTTGCCCATACTTGGTCTGGGCTAAATTCAGATCAACCTTATATTGATAGGTTGTGTCCAAGGAACTGACCTTTTCTTTCGCTACAGCCTGATCGCGGATCTGATAGAAGTGAGCACTCAGCCACGCCTCAATCATGGCGAGTCTGGTAGCTGAGTAGCTCTGTGGAACGCACAACTCCGTTACCAGTTCATTGGCTGCTGCAATGAATGGTGTCAGAGAGATGTCACTGTCCACCTCCACCAGTTCTTCAACGTCAGCATCCGTGACCCTAGCCATTTTCTTCACTCCTCATCTTCAGGTGTTCCCTTAGAGATGCTTTCGGGAATCCCTGAAGATCACTGGTCCCATCCTCCAAGTTTATGATCTTCTGTCCTCTCCACTCAGCACGCCAGTCCTTGAGAAGATCCACGAAACGTCTCTTGAATCTGGTGTAGACTTGGGGATTTGGGGTTTGAGAATAGGCGTTGTGGTAGTTGCCCTTCCCATCCGGACCTATCTTCATGTCATACCCAAGAAGATAGATGGGATTGGCTCCAAACAGGAGGGCTACGTTAATAGCCGCGGCACCTGTGTTACCATTCCACCCTATACGGTCTGTGCCAAGACCCTTGACAGTCCTCTTCAGGATCTTCAGCCACGGTGGGATTGGTTTGCCTGCTCTGTTGGAACAAGTCAAGACCCATCCTCCCTCCTGAGCATACTTCCTCAATCCATCACGGTTCTTCTTGAGGAAGCTTGCATCACCAAACAGAACGACCGGACAAATGGAAGGACCTAGCAAGTAGGCCATGTTGCAGCCAAGAACAAACTCTCCTTCCAGCTCCTTCCATTGGAAAGTTTGTAAGGAGGGACCTCCCCCGATGATGTAGCAAGGTTGGTCCCTCCAAATGGGTCTTGGCCTCCAGTAGGCCATTGCTAGCTGCCAAGATATTTCTTGATGAAGGTGGAGACACTCCTCTTCTTCAGAGGTTTCTCGTTCAGTGGTTTGTTGTCTTCGTCGGGTTCCACCACTGAATAGGCTCCACCATCAGCAAAGACCTTGAGGTCCTCTTCCTTTGCTTCAGGGAAAGAGTCTGTCACATCTCGACCGAGAGGATGCCTCTCTTCCTTGGCCGGAGTGTCCTCCTCCTTCTCTTCCTGTTCCTCTGGTTCCGGCTCAGGTGTTGGCTCTGGTTTGTTGGGGAAGACCTCAACCCTTTCAAACTTCCCGGGGAAAAGAGCACAAAGGTCTTTCTCTGTCTCGATCAGATCACCAGCCTCATACATCCGTGCTTCTTCGCCTTCTTTGGCCGGTTCACTGTGTGCTCCACAACCCTTCTTGATTCTGAATGTCATTGGTTTCCTTCTCCCTTCCCATTTTCCGTCCAGCCTTAAAGGGGGAGGACAAGCCTCCCCCCTAGTTTATTGAATCAGGTCTTAGACAGACCCGTGAATGATCCCACACTGGCTGCTCTGATCACAGCGAAGTTGAGGGACCAAGATGGCCATCACCTTGAAGTTCAATTGGAGACCACCCTTGGTCTCCCACTGAACCGTTGTGATGTCCATGCCAATGACTTCCCGAACAACGTCGGAGGTCATCTGGACAAGCAACAGAGTGTAGCCGGTGAGGTAGTCAAGAGTCTTGACCCCTTCAATCCCGTCAATCTTGGCGAGACGTTCGCGCAGAGTGTTTTGGGGATTGTTGGCCACATAATCATTGTCCATGTACTGATCCCAGTTGGGCGAACAGTACAACATCCACGGACCGAAGTGGCTGTGAGCCTGACTCATGGACTTCATGGACAGGACCTCAGCCAAGGTCGTGGCTGCATTGGACGTCGTAGGAGTGGTGAGGGTCTTGGTCTGGCGGTTGGTGTAGTTAGTCAGGCCATAGATGGTCCCGCCACCATACGTTGTGCCAGTGAGAGTTCCGAGAAGCAACTTCTCAGCAGACTCCGCGACCTTCCGACCAGCCAGCTCGGCCGTTGTGGTATCCAGAGGGCTTCCACCATTTCGCGAGGCCATGATCTGGCGCAGGCTGAAGTTGAAGTCCTTGTGGATGATCGGCAGAGGCAGGTTCGAGAGTTCGAACTTGGGTCGGTCGGCCTCACTCTCACGGAGACCATCCATGCTGATCGTAGCATCCGTGATGTCACTCTGGGTTTCCGTTTCCAGAACAGTCTTACCCATCCCTTCCGGAATAGTGTAAGTCAG